GGAGATTAATACCTGCTTTCTTTTGGTTTCCAAATAGAAAAACTAAAGAAGATGCTAACCACAATGCCTCTCCACCTTTCGCTTTAATCTCAGGTTGTCCAAATGGGTTGTCAGGTAAATCAACCCAAGGTTGATTAACAACAACCATAGTATTGTAGTATGGGTAATCTTCTTTTTTTGACTTTGAAATTCTTGAGTGTACTCCCATACCGATTCTATCGGCCAATGCTGATGCGTTGTGCATTTTTCCACCTTTACCTTCAAAGGTCATTTTACATGGGATTGACCCAACAGAATCCCATAAGAATAATAAACTATAGGGTAATTCTCCTTTTTCTTGAGCATCTAAAACTTCATTTATAAAATCAGTCGCTTGTTCAATATAATCAAAACTATCATTAAAAATAAAATCTCCATCCCACTCCCCTTGTTCATTTTGTTCTGCTTTTAATCCAAGTTCAACGGCGTGAGACCAACTCCATTTCTTTTCCGTAATTATGAATACGGGTAGATGTCCTTTCTTTTGAGCATCAACTCCTGCCAAAATCATGGCGGTTGTTTTACTACTATTAGAATGACCCAAGAACATATTAATTCCTCCCATAATAGGTCCCGGTAATCCGCAAGCCCCCATAAAAGCGTCTCCACAACTATAATAACTCTCTGGTTTATATTTAGTTTTTGTAGAGAACTTAGATTTTATGGAATCTAAACTAATTTCTTTCTTTTTAATTGCCATATCTTAATTTTTTAATATTTTATAATAATCATCGTTAAATTTAGGTAATAAGTCAATTTCTCCATTGTTTTTTTCTAATAATTTATTTACCCAATTTTCCATTCTTTTTTTTTCAATATCCCCCATTCCAGAAACGTGATATGTGTTCATTCCCCATCTATATATCATAGTAGGTTCTTTGTTGGATTCGTGTATTTTAGCGTTAAATTTAAAAGTTATATCATCATCTTCACCAAAATTTTTATCGCCAAAATTAATACGATTTAAATATTTTTTAGTATATACATTTCCGGTGTTTATACTTTCATTAACACCCAAAAACTTATTATGTTCAAAATAATAATGTTTGTAATTTCTATAAACCTCATAATTAGGATTTTCAATTATCTGTTCTTCAACTCGTTTTAACGCATTTGGTGATAGTAAATCATCATCATCTAATCTATAGATGTATTCATATTTACATTGTTTAAACCCCCATTCTAATTTTTTAGATATACTTGAAAATCTTTTATCTAAATTAATTATTTTTACGTTAGAATAATTTAATTTATATTTAACCCCAACTTCATCATTTATAATGACCATTTCATTTTTATCGGTGTTTTGTTGTAAAAATGAAAATATAGATTCTTCTAATAACTTTTTTCTTCCGTAAGTCAAAGTTAAAACAGAAATCATTATTCGTATTTATAAAATTCTTTGATTGTTTCTAATTTGTCTTTTGCATTAGCAATCTTTTCAACAAGTTTATCCATTTCTTCAATATGTTGTGGATGTTCTCCAATTCCAACAGGTGAAGTAAAATAAACAAGTAGTGATGCTTCTGCTTCTAAAGCTTGTGATTGGTATTTGGCACATAAAGCCTCATACATTTTTTCTGTAATTTTGTTTTCTTTTCTCATAAGTTAAATGTAATAAAGCGTGGACGATTTGTCCACGCAATGATTAATAAATTTTAAAATGGCATATCTTCATCAGGTTCTGCGTCAGCCTGTGGGTCTTTTGTAGATTTCTTACTACCCATATCAATTGTTTGTTCGTCAGAATTTCCGTAAACGTATTTACCTGCGTCTGAATCCCAACGTGGAGTTTCTCCTCTTGCAATAGCTTCAAGATATTCTTCAGGTTTTTTAGAATACACATCTTCCCATGTTAATTCATCATTAACCCAAGAATCACCTGTTTCTTTCTTTTCGTGAATCGGTGCCGGGTCATCATACATAATTGTTTGAATTACTGTATATACCGCTCCGTTTGGTGTTTTTGCTTTGGTTAACTCAAGAATAATATCTCTACCTTTTTCAGGGTCTGTGATATCTCCTTTTGCTCTCCAAATTGGAATAATTTTATCTAAGATTCCTTCATTTTTATAGTTGTGTTTGAATCTCCAGAATTTAACTCCGTCAGCCTCGTTATCTCTATCAACAACTTTAACAATATAAAACTTACGTGGTTTGTATTGTGTTGCCAATTTCTTATCTGACTCTTTTCCTGTTGCCATTAATTCTTCGTATACCTCAGTTAAAGGTGAACGTTCATTGTCATTTTTACCCGGGTCATAGAATTTTTGCCATTTACCGTCTACCTGAACTTCGTGAAACCATACTTCTTTGAATGGTGAAGAACCGTCTTTTGTTGGTAGAATTCTTAATCGTTTTTGTCCTTGTTTTTCGTTGTCTTTAAGGATTGCTGCGAAGTATTTTTTCATCCTTTCGTCTTGAGACATTTTAGAGGAAGATGAAGACCCCTGTTTTGAACTTTCGTACTGTGCTAGTACCGCGTCGAGTGAATTGTTTGTCGCCATTTTTTCGTGTTATTTAATTGTTTATGATAAAATATAAGTGTCAGCCTTTGTAATGTCAAATAAGTTGGGGAATTTCTTCCCCATTACTTAAAATTTAAATTGGTTAAAAGCGTTTGGTTCATCGTCTCTACCTTCTTCAAAGTTTCTAAAACTTTTTTTAACTTCTGAAGGGGAAAAATCTTCAACCTCGTCTTTTGTTAAAATGTATTCTTCTCTACCTTGTTTTTCAAAATCACCTTGTTTATCTTCAAAATATTGTGATAATTTTTGATTAAAAGGTCCTGAATCTAAACTTCTTAATTCTAATTTTTCTTCAGGAGTTTTAGTTCTATATTTTTCAACCTTTGCTTCAATATCGTTTAATTTATTAACAATCATGTCCATATTAGATAATTTTTCTTCTAAATCTTGTAATGACTTAAATAAATTATTAAAGTATTCTTCTTGTTTATCCTCAACATTTTTTTGAGACTTAACCAAGTCTGTAATTTCTAATTCTTTTTTACCTTCTTTTTCATCACCTATTTTTTCAACATCCGGGTCGGTTGTAGTATCAACAGGTGCTGGTGGAGGCGTTTCTTCAACAGGTGGCGCTCCTGCCGCTGCTGGGTCTGTCGGTGGTGCTCCTGCCGCTGCTGGGTCTGTCGGTGGTGCTCCTGCCGCTGGGTCTCCTGGTGGTGGAGGTAATATAGGTTCGGCTGGTGGTGGAACATCTTGTTCCATTATATACTTATTAATACTTTTATATCTATTAATTTCGTTTAATATTTTTTTATCGATACTCATTTTATTTATCCGTTTAATAATTGTTTTATACCCGTAGTGGTTTCAACTTGGATTTTTTTATTAGTTTTCATAGTATTATCAACTCTTTCAATAAGACCATCTTTCATTCTTACAGTATAACATTCTCCAGTATCTAAATCACAAACTTGTTTAGAACCATTACCTAAGTCTTTTTCGGATGTTCTTGTGTTTTTACCAAGATAGCTATCCAATATTAATTTTGTACTCATAATCTTTTTATTTATAAATATCTAAAATTTATCAAATTTTAAATTATCTTGATTTTAATTGTTCAAAATAAGTAATAGCCTTTTTCATTTTGGCTTTATAACTCTGTATCGCCTCAGCTGAGGTGTTTTCATAATCCTCATCTGTTGCGGTTTCAAATGAATAATTTAAAATAACAAATTTTGTTATACTATCCAAGGTGTCTACTAAAGTTCCATCATTAATTGATTGTTGTACTCTTGGTTCTAATCTAGCCTTTAGAAAGTTAATTGAATTTGATAAAGAACTAAAAACCGCGTATGGGTATTTTTTTGAGCTACAATAATAGTTATTTTCAAAAAAACTGTCCGCACCTCCCCAATTACCATCTAATGTAATTCCGGCGTAATTGTATTCATTTGTTGAGAATTTAGGTCCTTCTCCAGTTTCAAAATACATTCTACAAAAAATTACTTTCCTTAATAAAACAGAATTTGTAATGTTTTTAATTGCGTCATAAACGTTTTCAACAGTGGCAGTTGTTTTTGTTGGTGTTTTTAATGTGTATTTAGAATACTTAGATATAGTTGTACAATTTTCTAACGAAGTTGTATTAGCGTCATTAGTTGGTGTTGTTGTTCCGCTATTTGCTTGTAACTCTTGTTCTCTCTTATCTTGTTCAATTTTTTCAATAATTGACTGTAGTAAATTTTTTCTTAATGATTGTAAGTAGTCATCGAGTATTGGTAATGATGCGGTTGGTTGTCTTATTCCTGTAAAATAAGTCGTAAATGTTCCCGGTGAAATTCTATGACTAACCTCTAATATCATATAAGGTCCACTAAACATTGGGACATTTCTTAAATTAAAATACATTGTGGGTTGTATTAGTGCATTTCCCATCATAGTTACTTGACATCTATAACTTCTATTTTTATATAAGTTATACAATGATACGCTTTGAGTTGCTCCATTTCTATTACGATTTTGATTACCCATTTGAGTTATCACTTCAATACTTTCAGCGGTTGCCTTTCCAGCTGTTTGACTAACATCAAATCCCTGAAATATTTGTTGATTTTGGGGACCTATATCTATATTAAATCCAACAACTTTATTAGAAAACGCCCAATCTTTTTTATCGATTTGATTTTCAATCAAAGGATTATCACTAGCTCTTCTTAAATCAAACGCATCATTTCTAAATCTATAATCAACATTATTTTTTAAATCTAATTGTTCACTTGGTTTACCTCCGTAGAAACAAACCATTTTAGAGGATGAGTTTCTGTAATCAACATTTAAAAACGTTCCAAATAATGTGTTTGCAAACTCCAACGTTCCTTCTGGTTTTGGTATTGGGTTTTTAACCGCGTCTTGTACGTTATAAAAATTAACGTACGTTGGTAGATTCATAACGATAAAATGATTTTCAACTAATATAGTTTGAACAAAGGTTAACATATCAATTTGAGAATCAATGTTCTCAAGTCTATTTTGTAGTTTAAAAATATCAACTAATATTTTTTCACCTATATTTCTGCTAGCTCTATCTAACAATAGAACATCTTCAAATAATGTTTTATTTTTAATATCATATCCCGCAATCCATTTATCATTAAGTGCTTTGAATGACTCGTAAAGTTCTGATTTAGATTGTGTTCCTCCATTTATTTCTGAAGGCTTTCTAACTTCAACCGTGATTGTTGTTTTTGGTAGCGTATCTCTAACCTTAATCATTAAGTTATCCAAAATTTTATTTTGAAAACTCAAGTTATTTTCTAAAAAACTTGTCATTAATGTGTAGAAAGTTGTTAAGTTAAACTTTTTACTTGCTGAAGGTTGTTGTGTTAATGTTGTAGGTCTAATGTATTTTTCAACAATAGGGTTTAATTGTAATGACGCCTGATAGTAACCTAATATTATTTCCTCAATCAATACATTATCGTTAGGTTGGAATGATGGGGTTGTTGTTGACAATATCGTTTGTTTGTCTGGTGTAAATAAAACCGCCCTACTTTTAGGCCCCGGACCCTTAAAAACTTCAACAATATTACCATTTTGTAATATTGCGTAAGAATTTTGATTTGTCGTTGTTGGTGGTGGTGATGTGTTACTTTTTTTACTTAATAATTTTTGAGTCGCATAAATTTTAATTATTGGGGCGAAATTAATAATGTTTTCTTGTTTAAAAGCAACTCCAAAATCAATAAAAAAATCGGTAATGTAAGAACCGTTATTTTTATACTCCATTTCAGGTATTTCTGAAAAACCAACATAAGTTTCTAATGTTTTCCATTCATTAGGGTAATTTATTTTAGATTGAGATAGTGTTACTCCGCCTCCATTAAAAGGTAATGCGTCAGGTGTTGTTGCGTTATATGATTCCCAAGTATATGGGTCTGTTAAATCGGATTGTGAAAACGTTTTAAATAGTTTTAAATCAAATGAAGATGGGTTTCCGTGTTTAAAAACAACATCGTAATTTAAAAACCCATTTATTATCTCACCAATTTTATTAAATTGTGCTAATTGTACCTTAGTCACAAAATCAGTGCCATTCTCGTATTCGTTTTCTTTATTAACCCTCATCATTTCTGTCATAAGGGCTTGAAAATTTTTATATATTTGTTGAGATGGTAAGTCGGTATCTCCTCCAGATTCGGTGTATAGTACTTGGTCTGTCGTTAGATTACCTAAATCGCTATCGTATATTGATTTAGAAAAATTTAAAAACATTTGTTCAAATTTATCTAAAATATTTTTTTCAAAAACTGAAAAAATTTCACTTATTTTAG